ATTCCCTTAAGCGCATCGACGGCTACTTTCTGGGTATCCATAATCATTTTCTGGGTACCCGCGTCATTCTTCTCGATCTTCGATATTATCTCTTCATTTTGGATCAAGAGTTTTTCGGTCTGGGCCCGTAGGTTTTCGACCATCGCTTCGTTGATCGGATCCGGTGGCGCTGGTTGGTCCAGTCCGAGTTCCCGTTCTTCTTCTTCAGACGGCTCGACTACCCCTTTTTCAATCATCCACTTTCGGACCCGAGTTTTAATCTCTTCGCCCTTGTTTAAATCCATATTATCGAGAATTACATCAAGCGCCAATTCCTGGATAATAGGAGCGGCGGCCGCCAGTGTCGTTAGCTGGCTAACGGTCTCCTGTCGTTTGGTAGAGAATAGCGGCCCTGTGATCACATTAACACTATAATCTCCTTGAGCCAGATCGTTAACGATAACCTGTTCGCCTGTCTCCTCGTCTATTACCGGCTGATTTAAATCCGTGAACTCCGCTTCGTTGATCGTAATATCCTTGAAGACTTCGTCGGCCCCCATGATTTTAACCGTACGCTCGGTGTCGTAAATCCGCGGAATTAAATCGACCAAAATCTCCCCGGTATACCGTTTCGATTTATTCAAGTTGTCCCCATACACAAACGCGCCCCGGTCCCCCATGGCCTGTTGGGCCTGAATCGCTTTCCCACTCTTCAGCTCGGGGACATTCCCCAGCGAAGCGGGCTCTAGCCCGGTCGTCGAGTGGATATCCTGCGCGGCCTGGTTAACCTGTTGAATCAAAGCTGTTTGTAGCATTGGCGCCCCGCCTCTGGACGGTGGGCCTGGCGAGCCTGGGTCCGAATTATATATTAAAAACGGCGAGTTCTGGGTCGGAAATCGTCTGAGGGCTGCCTCATGCCCTTTCGCTTGCTGGGGTGTAATCCATATCGGGTCCTTAGGTGTCAAGGCGGTGGCCTCAACCGCCGCGCTCGTTGCGTAGTTATAGATTCGTTGGGCGTCCTTGGCTTTCCTAACCATACCCCGGATATACATTTTATCATTGACAACAGCGTACCTCCCGTATACCGGAACCAATGGAATATATTTCCCCGGCCATTTCTGCGGCTTGGTTAGTATCTCCGCGCCATTCATAACGACCATCTCGATATCGTACGAATCGATTGTCCGCTCCCGGACTAACTCGATACCGGTGGCGTAAAGCTCGTCTAAGACCGCGGCTTCCTCTTCCAGGTCAATCGTTCGGCCGTCTGATAACAGCCCAATCTTTCGCTTACGTGGCACCTTGTACCAGTACTCTGCTATTCGAATGCCCTCAGCCCCGAACCAATCCCGGATGTGGTCGTCCTTATACCGGTCCTGGTTGAAATCCACAATCTGAGCGTCTGGGTATTTCTCTCTAAAGGTTTCCTGCAGCATGGAAGTGATAACAAACGCCCACTCGGCGTCCCGTTTATCGTATTCCCTGGCGGAGGGATCAAAGTAGAGACTCGAAGCGGCGGAATTGATGGGCTTGATTAAAATCGTTTGGTCGAATGAATCCTCACTTTCGTAATCAGATAGGATCCTCCAACCGCCATACCCCCCAGTCAATTGCTCGTCGAAGGCGTTGTCGTACGCATTCTGAGCATTGGACACCTCTTCTATACTTCGAATCAATCCGGTCATAAGTTCCGCGGTTTTCTCACTGGAGTCTTTCTGGGGAATAACTTTTAGACCCGTTCTCGATTGTCTCTGGTTTCCCGTTACTTGATTAAGCGCTCCCGAGATCCGGTCGACTGTGTAGCGCGGTCGGTCCTTTCGTTTCTCGACGACATCCTCGGACCACTGGCCGTCCTCGGCGTGAATAAATATCAGATCCTCAATCGCGAGGAGCCGTTGTTCCCGGTCCGCCTGTCTAGAGGTGTTGTACCGCTTGAGGGCGGATAATAACTTTTCTTCTGTGGTTGCCATGTTTTTTAAAACTCCGATGTAAAATCTAAGTCGACGCTGTCCGGTTCGGGTGCGGGGTTCGCGAAACACATTTTCAAAGCGTCGGCCATATTCGGCGACTTAACACCCCGTTTTCTCATATCTTCTTTACTTTCTATCTGAATAAAGGCGTTTTGTCCTTTTTTTCTCCTAATTTTCACCAACTCACTTTTGAGGACGTCGAGGTCTTCCAGGTCCGAGCTTATCGATATCAGGCTGTCGGGATCTGCATAGATCCCGTTGTTAATAACGTTGTACGTGGCCTCGAACCTGTCCCGAAGTCGCCAGTAGTATTGCGCCCGTTTATTCCGGAAGGTATTCCGGTTGGTCTTGCCATCCGCGTAGATCTCGTGAGGCTCATCAAGGGCCCCGTTACCGTTGTACGGTACGACAGTAAGCCCTTTGTTGATAGTCACATTAGCAAGATAAACTTTCATAGACTTTCCAAGCCCGTCGTCGTCGTAGACCATAAATTCAGAGCGGTCTTTCTGGGTCTCCTCGAATGCGATGTCGATCGCCTGGGGGAGCTCCCCATGGGACCAGAGTTTTCCGTTTGTGATTACCGAGCCGTGACGGTGCATGACGCACTTAGCGTCCCCCATGTCTGCTAGATCGAACCCCTGAGACTTTACGCCTAATGGTTTAAAGCCGAGTTTAAGGTGGGCATCTATCGCAGCGTCAATCCATTCCGGTTGGATGATAGACTCTTGATAATCCCCGAACACCTCCCCGCCGTAAATATGTAACCATTTTTTATAATCGTCCCGTTTCATCTTCGCCGAAGCGGCCACGAGTTCCTCGGGAGCGAACGGGTTATCATCCAAGCTGGTCTGACAAACATAAAGCTCCTCGTCTTCGTAGTACCCTTGTGATTTTATAGTATCCAGGTAGGGTTTAACGTACGTAGAATACACCGCGCCGAACTCGTCGTCTGGGTTAAACGAAAACCACAGTTCTGAACCGCTCTCTCTGATCGTAGGGACCAGGACGTCGAGGGACTTTTGGGAGACCGACTCGGCCTCCTCGACCCAGGCAATATCAAATTTATGTTTCGATTTAATGGATTCGAGGTTTCTAGATAAACCCGCGTACCTGAAAATCGACCCGTTAAGGGCGTTTATTTGGTTTTTCAGAGGGCAGTAGATGTGAGACATACTCAAACCGGATATTTCGTCTTCAAGGGCGCTGTGGACACTGTCGTCGATAGAGCTCATGTGTTCCCTCAAACACAACACCCGTTTTTTACGTTCGGCTGCTAAAAAAAGCAACGCTTTCGAAATCGAGACGGTCTTATACCCGCCCCGTCCCCCGAATAGAACTTTAATCCGCTTGGGTTTAAATAGAAACTGAAGTTTCTCAGGTATCTGAATTATCATTCCTCATGCCCACAAAATCGATTTTAAAAGAAGTCTCAACCGGCCCGCCGTTCGGTCCGCTGATCTGGGTTTTATCGGTGTACATACCGAGGTACCTGGCGAGCGAATCGAGCGCGGCTTTCTTATCGTACATTTTTATTTTTAGGCCGTGTTGGGTCTCCGAAACCTCTTGTATCGCGGACTGGGCTTCTTTAGGGATATCGTCCAGGCTTTTAACTGAAAAATAACCTCCCGGGAGCGCTATGACGTCCAGGATATTCACAAACGCCAGCTTCGCCAGCTCATTGACTACCCGCTCTTGTGTTATTTTCAAGGCTGCAGTTATATCCGCTTCGAGTTCTATAACCCGAATCTCTACGTCCACAAACGTTAACAGCCTAGACCCTTGGGACTTCGCCGTCTCCTCGCTGTACCCGGCCGCTCTGGCCGCTCTGGCCGCATTGTGGTCCTTGACATATTCCTGACAGAATCTCTCCCGCTTGGCGGATATCTCAATCATTAGTCTGTTACCCTAAAAAGTACATAATCCGAGGCCACCGTGGAACTCGCCAGCTTGGCTGTGGCTTTGGCCCTCCAACGTCCCACATAGTCGAATTCCTCCGCTTGTAGGGCATACTCAACGTATTCGTTCGCCAGGAACGTCTGGTCCCCCACCCCTACGTCAGAAACGCCCACTGTCGGGGTAACTTCTACTTTATCCCCCACGTTGGGCTCCAGGGTCATTGTAAGAACCGTAGCGGCCGAAATGTCTTGACCCAAATCCACACGAATAATTTGGGATACTGAATCGATATTAAATTTTTGCATAAGGTTTACCTTGTAAATGATTTGTCAGGATTGTAGCACCTCGAACAGGCGAAAGTCAAATACCCGCAATACCCACAACAAAAAAATCCGTTATGGGTGCCGGAAAACGTTGCTATCAAAGGGTTACACCAAAAATACCCATTATACCCATTGAATTTCGTATACTCCCACCTTTTTACATACTTTTCTGTATGCATTACTTTACCATGTAAACCATATATACACTATACACACCTTTTTATTACTCATAACCTATATTCAATGGGTATAATGGGTATAGAGAGTATAAGGTAGAGTAGTAAAGGGTTTCCGGCACCCATTGACTTTTTGAAAAGTGATGGGTATCCCTGAAAAAGGGGCAAAGTAACGGGTATTTTAGTTTACACCGTAAACGTACGGAATACCCGGAGATTTTCTTGTGGAAATTATTTTGCTCTTGTAGAAGAAAATAGTTGACAGTGTAAACCAGATTACCCATAGTAGAATTATACGAAACGGGAGTTTTTAGTTTACACCGTAAAGAAAAAAGGGAGGAAAGTGGAAGAATTAAAACGAAAGATCCTGGAATTGGAGGCGATGTTCGAAGCGGCCGAGGGCGA